GTTTCACCGTCTCAACCCGGATTATCCCATCGGGCAGAATCCACGGCTTTCCGCTCTTCCCGCTGCCGATGTATCGTTCGATCAGCTTGTCGCGCTCTTCTTCGCTCGCAAACTGCGACGAGTCCGCGTCTACCATGACGATGATCGACGGCCGCCACTTGTCACCCATAAAGGCGTTCTTCGTCTTTGCCGCTTGCGCAAGGTTCGCCACGACATCTTTCAGGATCAGCCGATACCCGCGGCCGCGCCACGGCTCCTGCGGGTCCGGGTTGATCTTGAAGTGCAGCACTTCGTCGTGGTTATAGACGCGGCCGTTGATCATGACCTGATAGCCAGTCGCCAACCCGATCGCGTTCTGCTGCGGCGGCAGGATCGTCGCCATGTGCGACGGAATCGGGATGAGCTCCTCGAGATAACCATCCCCGCTGAACATCGGGAAAACAAACGCATTCCCATCCCCCTCGAGCAGCATGGTGTGCACGATGTGATAGAGCCACGCCTTCCGGGTCATGAGACTGTAAGGCTCAATGTCGACCTTCCTGCTGAGCTCGTTCTGCACCCGCTCGTGCCCGCCTTCGACGTTGCGCATGAGGTGGATGGTCATATTGCTGACCATATCCGCAATCCGGTCAACAGCCATCCGGACTTCCGGACACTCGGAGAGTCGCACGTACCCGGCCGGCAGTGTCAGGTCATCACCCCGAAGCCAGTATCCGAGCAGCCCCTCGCTGCTTCGCTTCTCGGTCGGTTGCCGCGCCCGTTGTTTTTGTCGCTTGCTCACGCTGTGGACTCACCACCTTTTAGCCATTTCTCTTGCGCCTTCGCCTGGTCGGTGTCCTCCAGGTATCGCACACACGCGAAAACCGACGCATCGAAAAGGTCGATACGTCGGTTCTCACTGATTTTCTCGTATTGGATCAAGTCGTCGGTTTTCTCGATGCCGTGGACGTTCTGTACGCAGTATTCATAGGCGTCCGAGTGCAGGTAGTAGAGTTTCCCAAGCTTCGCCTTTTGCTCGATCCGGCGGAAGCCCATCGACTTGCGCCAGAAGTATTGCGGCTCGTCTACCAGCTTGAAGCCGGCCTTTTTGGCGTCCCGGTAAAATTCCGTACTGAATTTCCGGTCGAAGCCGATTTGCTTGATACGGAACCCTTTGGTCTTCATTTCCTTGAACCACTTGATTACCTCTGCGTGGTTCGTAACGGCGCTATTCGTCATGGTCAGCCAGCCGTCATCCTGCCAGCCGAAGAGCGGGATGCCGTCCTCCTCGGCCTTCGCGGTCGCCGCGACGATTGGAAACCAGCCGTGCGTGATGACGATCGCCACATCCTGATATTCCCCATACAGCGCGGCCGCCGTGAGGTCGTGCAGTTTCGCGAGATCCGCTCCGCCGTACCAGTTGATCGGCAATTTCGCGAGATCCTCCAACGTCCAGTTGTATTTCCGGTCGCTGACTCGGAATTCGTGGATGTCGAAATAGGCATTCATCGCGGCTGTGTAGACGTTGAGCGACTTCGCCAGAAAATCCTTCCGCTGCTGCGGGTCGTTCTGGGCCTGCAGCGCGTCGTTGAGAATGTCCTCCGGTCGGATCGTCACTCCGTAGTTCGGGTTTGCCTTTTCGTGCTGGATCGGATTCGTATAATCTACATTGCCGCGCTCATCCTCGTCTGCCTTCGCGATAAACACGAAATACTGCTCGTCCCGGACCGTCTTGTCCAGGATCTTTTTGCAGTATTGCAGGCGCTGGTAGCAAAAGCTGCTCATGTCGTCGCCGGCCGTCGTGATGCCGATCATCAGCTTGTTCGTGTACGCCTTCATGGCCTCCTTGATGATGTTGTACTGCTTCGGCCGAGTGTAAGCGTGCAGCTCATCGGCAATCGCGATGTTACAGTTGAGCGAGTCCTGCCGGTCCGGATTCGCGGCCAGCGCTTCGATGTAAATCGAGCCGTCGCCCAGGTCGCCGCTGATGCTGTGTTCCTGGTTATTGTTCAGGATCCGGAAATTCTCTTCCTCGCCCATCCGCTTGAGGTTAAACAGGATGAACTCAAACGCTTGCTTTGACTGCTTGAGCGCGTGCGCCGTGATGTAGATCGTGGCGCCGGATTTGCGGCTGAGAAGCGCGAGCGCCCACGCCAGTGCAGCAACCAGGCGGGTCTTTCCGTTTTTGCGAGGAATAAAAATAAACGCCTCTTTGTAGCGGCGTTCGTTCGTCTCTGCCTTCCAGAAACCGAGCAAGTTGTAGATGATGAATTTCTGCCACGGTTCAAGCAGAAACGGCTTCCCACGCAGCGGCGTCCCGTCGATCGCCTCGCCCTTGTCGTGGACAAAGGTGCGCTCGATGATCTGGATGACGAATTCCGGGTCCTTCGTGCGCAGCTCGTATTCCGGATTCTCAAGGTCGTCCAGAAACCGCTGCGCGGCCTGCACCAACTCCTTGCCGGCGATCTTCCGCCCCTCGACGATGCTCCTGGCGTACTCCAGAACAACGTCAAGGTTCTTCGCGTCACTCAAGGGCCCTCAGCGCTGCTGCCAGCGCGGACTGCTTCTTCGTCTCGATGGTGATGCCGTCTATGGTCTTCGGATTCAGGCACAGCCTGTCCGCGTACGCCAGTATGTCTTTCCGGAGAGACTCGAGCGTGGCGACAATCGGCGCTTTCTTCGATCCACCGTCCGCAGTCGGCACCTCGAACGGGTAGCCCTGAGCCGCGAACCGTTCGGACAGCGCGGCGTACTGCTCCCGCAGCTCCGCGTAGATCTCGATGATCGGGTCGAACTCTTTCTTGTACGTCCCCAGCTCCTTCATCGCCCGGATCGTCGCTCGCTTGATCGCCGCTTTCGTCTGCTTCGCCATCGTCTCTCACCTCCCGGAAAATGTTCCCCAGATCTCGCACTATTGGAAAAGGGGCCGCCCGCCCGGTCCCCAGCGGCCTCGCCCCGACCCTTGAGGGTAGGGGGGGATGTCTCGTCGCTTCATTTCGCTAAAGTGTTCCGAACCTGCGCCGAAACGCGGTCTCGCCACCGCTCACCCGCAGGCGTCAGCTCGCCTGTCAGGCGATCGTGCATCCGCTCGTGGCACTCATTGCACAGGCTCACGAGGTTCGCGCTGACTAATGCCAGCTCCGGATATTGCTCAAGCGGGTTGATGTGGTGAACCGTCGTTGCAGGTGTCGTACGTCCGTACCGTTTGCACTCTTGGCAAAGGTAATTGTCACGGCGGAGGACCAGCTCTCGCTTTTTACGCCACTTGCTCGATTTGTAGAATTTCATGCGATCACCTCACAATCAGTCCCCAGAAGCCGCCCCGCACCGATCCGGCCACGGCGGAGGAGAGAGCCGCGCCAAAACTCCCAGCGAGGCGGCGGACGAAATAAAGAAAGAGCCCCGCCATTCGGCGAGACTCAGGATAATCAAAAAGCGCCCCGTAAAAAGGGCGCAAAAGGGCTACGGTAAAATTGGCGACATTCGGGCGACATAAAGGCGACGTAATGGCGACATGCTATCATGAAATTTTTTCTTCGACCTTCTTCTTCGCCCGATCGAGATACATGCGAACAGATGCTCTCGATATTTTCAATCTAGCAGCAATTTCATTTTGTGTCAACCCGTGCGCCATGTGAAGCAACCAGCATGTCAGCTCCCTCTCCGTCATCACCGCCACGCAGTCGATGAGGCGCCGCCTCTCTTCTTCTGTTTCTGTCATCGGCTCAACCTGCGCCAGCAGCTCCCGGCGCCGATAAATGTCGCGACGTTCTGCGCCTCTCCGGCTCCCCGGCCGTCGACCGCGGCGCATCCAGTCCAGCGAGTAACGCATGTCATTCAACATGCTGGAGACGGTGCGAGCCTCGTCCTGGCCGTCCAGGTTCGACCGGTCGATAGATCGGCGATAACGGTCGAGGTGGCGGATACCGGCGGTGTACTGCTCGATCAGTTCGGTGATATTCACTTCTTTCTGGCACCTCCCCACGGGGTCAAATGCCTGATCCGCTCATACGCCTGCCTCCGATACGCTCCGCGCGTCAGGTAATACCGGATTACCTCCGTCCGGATCGCCTCTTGGTGGCCGCGGCACAGCGGCACAAGCGCCCAGGTCGCGCTGGCGAGCATAGTGCAGCCGGGATAATTACACTGGCGGTTCATGTTCTCCCTCCGGAGGTTCCGGCAGCGGCATCCAATGCGTGACTGCAGCTTTGCACCATTCCACGTTGCCGGAAAAATTGCCGCCCAGGATGTACCACTGCCCGCTCATGAACAAGCCAATATCCCGGCCCCATTCCGCATAAATGAGATACCTTCCCGGTTTCTCCGGCTGCCGTTCTTTAACGCTGATCCAGCTGCGTTCCTCCCGAAGTCTCTTCAGTTCAACCTCCAATTCTTCGACTTCGCAATATGGGCATATCCGGTAATACCAATCGTGCTTGCACCACGGATTACCGTTCACTTTTCTGTGCTCGAAAATGCTGCCCATCAAAACTCACACCTCCCATTCCTGCAATCAACTCCGTAAACAGCCGACTCATCCACCAGATGCCCGTCATCTGCCGTGGCATCGACGCTGATTTCAAAAACCCCGTCCCACAGCTCCCGGATTTCCTCCGCCTTCGCCACCACGGCGGCTTTCTGCCGGGGCGTCAGCACGATGTCCATGGCCTCTTTGTAGTGTCGCGCAGCCAGTTCGTAGGCCCGGGTGTGGAGCTCGTCCATGGCCTGCCAGAACTCGCGGTAGCCGAGTTTGCGGACCCGCTGGTAGAAGGCTCGCTTCTCCGCACGGCTCATTCCAAATGGCTCCTTTCAACGTTTGTCCCGTCATGTCCCTTCATGTCCCGTCGCCATTTTTCGAAGGGACAGCCAGATGTCGCGTCATTATTGGGCTTTCTCTGTTTTGTCCCGTCGTCCCGTCATTTTGTGTAATTTCTTTTACATGTGCGCGCACGTACGCGCACGTACGCGCGCGTATATAAGAATAGAGAGATAGAAGGGACGAAGGGACAGAAACCGGATTTTCCTAGAGCCACAAGGACTGAAGCCTGTCCCGTCGCTTGTCCCTTCGCAAAATCCCGACGGGACACGACGGGACAAATGCCCCTCCGTCCCTTCATGATTCGTCGATTTTTTCAATATCTCGACGGGACGACGGGACAAAGTACCGACATTTTCGACCGGTCTTCGGATCTCGTTGCTGCTTCGAAATTCCGAAATCGAATTCCCGCTGAATATCAATCGTAAACGTCTGCTGTCTCGGAATGTTTTCAACCCCTTCGTTCTCACACCAAATCTTGAACTCGGCGTACAGTTCCCCAGTGTGTTTCGAAAGCAGATATTCTTCGGTGATGTCATTTTCGACAAGCCAGGTAAGCGCATGCGAGCTTTGCACCTGATAGGTACGGATCGCCTTCTCCACTTTCTCTGATCGCGTGAAGCCTTTCTTGAGCAGCCGGCGAAGGCCCCGAACCGCCATGTTCAGCAGGTAGCTGCGCGCCTCTTCGGAAACGATCTTCTGGGAAATATCCGGGTCGTAGTCCGGATCCGTGTTCGAAAATTTGGCATCCAGCGGGATCAGAATCAGGCGCCGGTAGAACCCGAACGACTTGTCGTTCACGGGCGGCATCTTGTTCGTCGTGAAAATCAAGGTCGCGTAATTTTTCAGGATGAACGGATCCTTGTTCTTACGCTCGACCGTGATCCGTTCGCCGGATGAAATGCTTTTCAGCCGACTGGAATCCTTGATAGTGGTGGCTGGAATATCGTCACCCAGGTTGACCAGTTTGTTTTCCAGCTCCGCCGGCCTGAAGGTTGTTTCGAGGTCCTGCAACGACAGGGTCGAATAGTTCCCCTCGCCGATGAACGCACAGATCATCCGGAGCAGGGTAGATTTACCGTTGTTACCGTCACCGAACATGATGAAGATTTTTTGCATGCGGCAGTTTTTGATCAGGCAATACCCGAGCATTTCCTCGAACAGCTTGAACAGCTGATAATCACCACAAAAGACGCGCATGAGCATCCGGTCAATTGGCTCGTAATAGACAGCGGGGTTGTAGACGGCGTTCACTTGCTGAAAATCGATCGCTTCGGGCGTGTGCGGGTGCAGCTCACCGGTCCGGAGGTCCAGTCGGCCATTTTTGACGTTAATGACATACTCTTCTACCGGCGGGTCGCCGATGTGCCGCTGGATGGTGATGTAGTTCAGCACCTCGTTCTGCTCGCTGCGTTTGCAGGTCGGGTACTTCTCGACCATCGCCCGCAGGATCTCGTATTCCCCGGGCTGATAGTACCCGTCCTTGTACACGTACAGGCGCTCGTGCCGGCTGATGATCTGCATTTCGCTGATCAGAATGTCCCCCATGACGTTATGGAGGAATTTTCCCTTTTCCGTGAACCAGGGCGCGTCGATGTCGACGCCCGGCGCCGGCCGGTCGACTTCCGGGTACGCTTCTTCACGACAGATTTTGGCGATCTCATCGTCCGGCAGCGGCTCCCGGAGCACATACCGGTTAATCAGGCGGATAACCTCGACAGCCTCCGCATGCGAGTAACCGCGCTTGGACAGTTCGATCTGGTATTCGAACAGCGCCTGGTTGCGGCCGTCGCCCTCACCCATCTCGTGGAATCGCCACTTGTCTTGTCTGAGCGGCCGCAGCCACCTGGGCAACTCGTCGAGCTCGTCCCAGTCCCAATCCGTCAGCCATTCCCGCCACTTGCCGGCGAACTTCACACAGACTTGACTTCGTTTCCCCCAGCTTCGGTAGTCGGCGACGAGGCCGATCCCGGTGGTGGTCTTGACGCTGTTTTTGACAGGTTCGGCCGTCGCGAACCAAAAGTGCCTGCCGCGGGTCGTCTGCATGATCTGACACTTAATACCCTCTTCAAGTACCAGCCGGGTCAGCTTCTCGGCCTGCTCGGCGTCGTCAATGTCTACCGCGACGTAAGGCTCGGGGATCGGTAGTCCGACATTCGGCCAGGCGCGGAGCTTTTCTGCCGAATAGGTGTCCCAGCTGACCGGCGCCTTGTCTTCGCGGAGCTTTAGGAAGACATCGAATCGATCGAGGACAGCAGGTTTTTCAGTTCCTCCAGTGACGTGAGCCATACCCCGATTCCCCCGCTTTCGCGAATTTCACGCAGATGCTTTTGTTGAAGAGGGGTCGGAGAATCCCCCGGCCCCTTCTTCAATTCGACGCCCACAAACCGGCCCTTATAGCAGATATAAATGTCCGGCCGGCCGCGACGCTCCCAGCTGTTGCCGTGCGTCACGACGTGGTAAATGCCGCGCTCGGTGAGATACCGAACGCATTCATCCTGCAGCTGTTTTTCTCTCATTTCCCTGCAGCCTTCCGGGCCTTCATTTCGGCGAGGATCTCGGCGGCCGTTTTCTTCTTCGGTGTTTCCGCTGCCGGCGCCCCTGCCGCGGATCCGGCCGATTTACCACCGGCGGCCTTCTTGACTTCGAACGGTTCTCCGGGGCCGATCCATTTCTTGACGTTGGCGAACGTGCCACCCTGGGATCCGGTGCGGTGTTCGATCTCGACGCGGACGAACTTGCCGATGAGATCGTTCGTGTCGATTTCATCGAGCGTTTCGTCTCCCAACGCTGCGCGGCCGATACGGGTGAAGATGAAGTCGGCGATCTCGTTGGGCGACCCGTCGGGATTGATGAAAGTCAGATTTTCCCGAGCCGTCCGACCGGCAGCGTCCTCGATTACAATGGTGATCTTGTCGAACTTCTCGTACTGGCTCTCGTCGATCTCCTTGATTCGGACGACTTGTTCACCTTCCGGGATCGGTTGATAGGTGCTTTCAACTGCTTTACGCTTCATACAGCATCGCTCCTTTTGATGGTGATTTTGGTGGTAAAGCCGCTTTTGCGGTACTTTTCATAGAGCCCGTCCGCTTTCAGGCGGTCGGTGTCGATACCGCTTGCCGCGGCTTTGGAGACTTCGAACAGGTACCGGTTACCCGCCGCCTGAATCTTCTTGTCGCTGTCCTTCATCCGCGCCTCCAGCTCCGCCTTGAGCTGGTCCTTGAGCTGCTTCAAAGTCTTCTCGTCCTCGGCGATCTGCTCGCTCACGGCGTCAATCCGGGCTTGCAGCGGCTCAATCCGCCGGATGAGCTCCGCCACAATGTCCCCTTCCTCGCCGGCCGCCGGCTGCGGGACGTGAACGGTAGTAAGTGCCTGGACGATCTCCTTGTCCTTTTTCTCGTCCCACGGTGGGCTCGTGAGCCCGTCGATGTGCTTCCGGTACCATTCGAGCGCCCGGTCAAGGTGCGCGGCGAAGTTCGGGTATTCCGCGGCCACGCTGTACTTTTTGACGATCGTGTTTTCCGGGCTTGGCTCGAAAGCCTCCGGATTCTCGTAGTCCTTGTCTTCGAGGATCGTCAGCACCATCCGGAACTCATCGAGCCCGGAAAGGTAGGCGTACAGCGCACCCTGCAGTTTGTAATACTCGGGCGGGGAAAACTGGCCGCCCTTGTACCAGTCCTCAACCCGTTTGGTGGTCTTGAGTTCCCAGATCGCGGTCGGCGTCCGGGCGTCCCACAGACCGCCGAAAATCGGCTCATCGGGGAAGTGATCCCATTCAAAGCGCTTGTCTCCGCCGAAATACTGCGCCGGAGTCTGGAGCTTGCCAAAGGCGTACCGCTTGTTGAGGTACGCGATGACCTTCGGTTCGATGATCTTGCCGGCGGCCGTGTAAATCGTTTCTTCGAACGGCTTCCTGTAGACGCCCATCATGTCGCACCAGACTTCGAATTCCGTTGACCACGGGGAGAGGCCGAGGATCGGCGCCAGCCTCGTCCCCGTGATCTTTTTGACTCGCCGCGGCTTTTCCGGAAGCCGGATCGTTCGGGTTTGGAGGTCAATCTGCATATTCCTCACCTCAGAATGGCGTCGCCGTCAGTTCGGTGATGGCGTCAAGCAGCTTCTCGGCGTCCGCTTTGGTCAGCTCGCTTTCGAGGACCTCCGCGAATCCCGCGATGGTCTCCTCGTCCACTCCGACCTTCTGCAATTCTTCGATGCCGAGCGCGATCGCCTCCAGCTGCTCCTCCGTCGCCGGCTCGTCCTGGTTCGTGATGGCCTCGCGGATCTCTTCGCGGCGCTCCGGCGGCACATAGGCCGGCTTGATGGTCCGCATTTCTTCCTCGTCGTTCTCGGGGTCGTTCCCTTCGGCCACCAGATAGTTGTTCGCGAGGAAATACTTGATCGCGCCGGTGTAAGCCTTGTACAACCCTTTGTCTCCGGTGTCGGCGCCGCT